ATACTTTGTGTCCTTGGTCGTCATACATAGAGGGCATAACAATTCCCTCTTGCTCATTGCGCTTGATAGATGTAACGATGTTTTGAATTGATGCTAGAACTGAGGCTTGCTCGGCTGTTGCTGTTGATGAAAGAAACTCAGGTGGTACATAAGCAACTGGTAAACCTGCAAGGTCACGCTCGATACCGATTGCTTCAATTTCCTCAATACGGCGCTTGAAGTACCAAGAGCGATAAGCATTACGAAGAATAGAACGACCTTCAGGGTTATTCTTTTGTGAACTGGTACGGAATAGCAAAGCCTTTTCGATTGGAATTGAATGGATACCGCCCGAGGATGGGTCTACTTGAACCATTCCTTGAATACCGCCATCTTCATCCATCATCCAACGGAATAAAGTTTCTTGAGCACGAATTGGCATCTTGCGCCAACCGATACGACCATCATTAAATTTAGATTTGCGTTGTGGGTTTGAGTTATCGCCTTCACGGACTTTGTAAACAATTTCATGGAATGAGAAACCAAAAACCAGCATTGAAAGCATTTGAGATAGAGCAGAGTCCCAAGACTCACTCATATCATGTAAACAAGATTCTACGAACGCCGCTACTTCCTTATCTTCTTTAGAAATTTCTCCGTCTTGCGAATTATCTGAATAAGGGTCAATACGCCATTCAAGACGAGTAATAACTTTCTCGATTGCATACAACATAGAGCCGATGGTCGGGTCATTATCCGCCATCTCTCGATAGATTCTTGCTCCACGCTGTCCACGCAGATTAACTAAAAATTCTTCAAAGACCGTTCCACCCGAACGGCGTAACCCAGTAGAACCTAACTCTTGTAAATCGGGTGTTATTTTCTCAGCCATCTAACCCTCTACTCTTTGGTTGCTAATCCTACGACGATTGCGATTGCCTGTTCTTGACTAAAACCCGCAGTTACCAACTCTGAAAATAATTCGTGAGTCTGAATAGCGAAAGCCCCTAAAACAGACACGACTCCTTCACTATTGGGTGAAAGGTTATCGTACACCCGTAGATTATACCGTTAAGCGAATTTAGCCTTTTATTCTCCGTCTAGCACTAACTCAAAAGAGTTTAATCTTTTAGCAGTCAGGTCATTGAAAGATTTCAAAGCCAAGTCTCTGTCGCCAACTTGAGCAAAAAGACGATTCTCTAACTCAACGCCATTGACATCAAAACGGCGGAAATATATGTGATACGGTAAAAACTGTTGTGTAATGTTTAATTCAACTTCGACATACTCTTTTGGAGCAATCTCTTTTGAAACATAAGGCTTACCTTCTGCATCAACAACAACTTTTGAGCCTTCTAACTTCTCCTTGAAGAAATCAACCCATATTGCCATTTACAACCCCTTTCGAGAGTTTATCAACCCCAATAATACTACATCAGGGTTAAAAAGGTGCTATATCGGATAAAGGTGTACTCCAAGGGTCTGAGGGTAGGTTTGTATTGGGTTTCTCTGCACGGCTGGTTGTGCTTACTTGAGCAACCGTATGGCGCTTCATATCGACGCCTATGCTCCAAGCGGTGACCACAATCTTTGAGCGTTTAGCCCCTGTAACTTTGTCGTCCCAGTTTTCTTGAAGAGCGGTACCTACAACAATTACTGACATTCCCTTGCCTAAAGAATCTGCACAATTTTCAGCAATCTTTCCCCATGCTTTTACATCCCAAAAAGTTGTATCTGTATTTTCCCAAGTTCCATCGGGTTTTTTACTGGACTTAGATGTGACTACTGTAAATACCGCTAAGGCTTTACCGTTGGGAGTAAATTTTAATTCAGGGTCATTAACGATATTTCCTGTAATTGTTATTGGTGCGCTCATGCTGTGTGCCTTTCATTAGTTATTGGTTTGGCGATTATGTTTAGTTTTTTTCTTAGTTTGTCTCGTTCATTTAGTGATGTTCCACCCCAAATACCCGTTACTTTGTAATGTAACGCATAGGTCAGACATTCTGTTTTCCATACGCATCCACTACAAATTTTCTTTGCTATTCGATTCTCTTCCGTGATTGATGAACCTTCAGGGAAGAAGAATTCCGTCGGTACCCCCCAACAACTCGCTCCTTGGAAACTCCAAGGCATCATAATTTTCTTCAATGAGTTCCTCTCCAACAATTAACCGATAGGGGGAAGAGGCATCTAACTTAGCCAAAATTCTCCCGTTGCGCCATATTTTGCCAGCAACAACTCCATCAAAAAAATTAGGCTTAGGCTGTACTAGAGATTCACACTCTTCCCAAAAAATACATCGGGAACAATAGTTAAGTGCTGGTTGGGCTAAATCTAAATTGAATTGGTCAAATAGCCACGGGTCGGCGTCACGGCACGGCGCTTTAGAAACAAATGAACCCATGTTGAAATTTTAGCGCTTTACTTATCAGAATCGTTTACTAAAGTCTTGCGTGTCGCCCATTCTCCATATCGTTCGACAATCAATTTATTTAACAATTCGTTTTTTTCTTTTTCATTCATCGGTCTGTTTGTCTCTGAGTCCGACATCATCATTCCCCTCCCAGTTTTTTAATCCGTGATGAACTAATCCAAGGTGGCGCCAATCAGGATTTTGGTCATCAGCAAGAGTTAATGTCCAATAATCTTTTTCGCCCTCGCCCATCCATTCAGAAACGAGAACCCATCCTGTACAAATTGCTGGTTCAACAAAAGCGATGCGCCCGATTTCGGCGAGCGCATCGTCTATTGCTGAAGGTCTTTTTTGTTCTTCATTTCCCATTTAGGGAGGTTAGTACCAAAAATTTCTTTCCCAAAAACGCCACGCCGAGCAAGGATTGGAATATCTATGCTCGATATAAACGAATCCTCGGGTTACTTGTTCCTCAACTGATATGTCAGGGTCAAGTCCGAGTATTTGCGGAATACCGCCAGCGTTAAGTTTTTCTCCATTTTGGTAAACAGGTGTTTTGTTATAGGCATTAGGACGCCAGTTTGATTCTTTCGTCCATAGCGATAGCAGACATTCCCATTGAGCGGGAGTGTCCCAACCGTAAGCATCGAGACGCTTCTTAGCGAACTCTTTAGATGCTTCAGGTGTGCGTTCAACCAGTATTGGTTTCATGATTACTTCTGCCGCTTGCGCTGGTTCGTCAGGCGGGATATGGAAAGGATTTAGAAGTATGAATCCAGCGATAAATAATGCGACTGGAACTGGTTTTGAAATAACTCTTTCATAGAATCGCATATTCCTCCATTGTTAGGGGTGAACATTTATTCGCTACTGGTTGTAGCGCTTCTATGTTGTCAGTATTGGACTGACCTCACTTTGGCGAGTAGGTGTTTTGCGAACCTTGTTTAAGGGTACATCATCAAGATGAATGACTGTCAAGGAAGGGCGTTCGGTGGCGGAGCGATGAAAGTCGTGCTAGAGAGAGGACGGACGCACAACAGGCGCTACTACGCCACCGAACTATTGGGTACCCGTAGGAAATGATACCCGACGCATAACCAAGAAAGGTTAGAAAGTGATTATGCGATTCATCCCGCCAATCTAAGAAGAGACCGACGGGATGAATTCCAGTTTGTTACTTAGTCAAGTCTGCTACCAGCGCTCGCTTCAATTCCATATTTTCCAAGAACTTCAGCGAAGGCTTGAGCAAAAGCATATTTACGGTCTACGCTCTGTCCGAATTCACGAACCCAAATCTCGAACCCACCGTAATAGCCCTTGCTACCAATCCCTTGAGTTTTTAACCAATTCACAAAGGCACCTCTCGCTGGAGAAATGTTTACCCACGCAAATCCGCAAAGACCGTCAAGAATGTAAGTTTTCTTGCTAAAATCAATGTCGCTTCCAAGTGGAGTAGTTGGTGAACCAACTACAAACTTTGGAGTATCGGCATCTTTGCCAGCCAATAAACCAGCCTCATACGCTTCACGATAAATTGCTTTGCATTGAGTCTTAGTCAAGGCTTTTTTCTTTTCAATGACTGAAGTTGTCATTTGTGTCCTCCTCTCAGGAACAAACCCAGTATATCCTACTCGGGTTAAGAATTCAACTTAAACTCTCGAGCCTTTTTCCGTGCTCGGCGCTTATCAGCCTCTTCAGCAAGGGTTTTGTCCAACTGCGCCCTACGAATTGCCCTTAATGAGCCTTCAGAGACCCGTAGAGGCTTATTACCCCTTAGCCATGATAGAAGTATCATTAGAACCACCTACCAGTCTCTATTGACCCTACAATCCCGAAAATAAGCAAAAGCCCACCTAAGAAAACCATTGCCTCAAGATTCTCCGCCCAACTGCGTCCCTTGGGACTCAATCGAATTCCCTTCTTAAGCAATCGACTTTCTATGTATCCGATTTCTTCATTTATAGTTTTCATGCTGTCCTCTCTTTGATTGGTCGAACTAATCCATATTGCTCCATTGAAGCATCAACCTCACACTTGAAGCAATAGGTTTTTCCTTTAACCATTGTCAGTCTTAACTCGCTACCACAAGTAAAGCATTTCATTTTTTATCCTCCCAAATAATTTCCGTTTCACCACGAACTGTAAGTAGTGCCACGATTTCTGACTTTGGAATCTTCCTCTCTAAGATGATTCCCTTCTTGCCAAATCGATTGGCAAAGAATTCTGCTTTGGATTTATCTAGTGTCCAAGATAATCCATTCTCGTTCAATCCTTCTTGGCAACCTCTATAAATAGTTACCTCTTCAGGAAGCAAGCGCAAGGCTTCTTTATCTTCGTCATTCATCATGTCGTGACGGTCTCCACGGTCAGAGGCTAACAACTTTTTCCAATCTTTTAGATAGGCATACTGGTTTTCTGTATCTATCCAAACTTGAGTAAGTAGTTGCCAGTAATTAACGATGCCTAATTGCTTCTCGATTTTCTTAAAGGCTTCAACTCTGTATGGGCGCTCATGTAAAAATACATACTGGCTGTAATTCCAAGACCCAAGCGCTTCTTTAACTGCTTTTAACTTCTGAGCATATTGAGCATTAG